TAATAGAACTTCGCAGAAGCTCCATAAGGGTAAAAGAAACTTATGATGAAGTAAAAGAGCTGATACAAAGTTGATCTGATTCAGATAGTCAATACCCTAGAGGTATTTCATCTCTTTATCAGACAACAGTAAAGCCGCGCCTAGTTCAATGCGTTAATACTTTAAAAGTATTTCAGCACGTCACTAGGGCGGCTTTATGCTATCTAGCTTATACCTTGTCAGTAGCAAAAATAACTTCGTCTCCGTCTGGATTTACCATCTTAGTAACATAGAAATCAATTCCTCCTATAGTCTCCACCATCGTAAACATAGAAGTTCTTGTGGAGTCGCTTTTAACAGGCGCAGCTCTACCGCTAATAACATTAAATTCTATCGCTGGGTTATCTGGTATTATCGTAAACTTATCGGTAGTCGTAAAAGTATCGCCCAGTAGGCCTTGAATACTCAAACTAACTTCTTGCCCTTCTGTAATCCCCTGCGGAATAGTAACCGATATCCCAGAGTCAGATAAAATTGTAAAGCTCGCTTCTACAGATTTATCCGGCGCGTTAAACTCAACCGTATTAGTTTCCAGAAAACCAGAGCCTGTCATATCTAAAGACTCACCAGTTATCGCCTCTGGCTTACTAAAAGAGCTGCCAGCCCTGTTTGGAAACGAAGATATTCCTATTGTTGGAATTATAGTTATAGCTCCTCCAGAAGCTTCGCTTGTTCCCTGTCCGTCCGGGCTCTGAACAACTAATACTCCTGAGCCTGTAGCAAGGTTCGTAAAAGGAGGAGTAAATCTTATCAGAGTATTAGAAACCGCTTCGAAACCAGTAGCTGAAAATAAAGTATTATTTTTAGACAAGAAAAGCCCTGTTACAGAAGTTAAGTTGTCTCCGCTAATAAATCCTGTTGTATTTTCGTTAAATTTTGACCCTGTTGAAATCCCAGATATAACTGGAGCTGGATAAACTATATTATAGAAATTACTATCTATTATTTTATTTATGTTATCATTAGTTTTAGAAGAAGAGAAGTTAAATTCAGAAGAATTATAATCTTCCCAAGAACTCATTATAAAAAACTGACCGCTACCAGAAAAGTTTTTGCCTACATTTAAATCGAAAACAGATAGACTCTCGCCGTCTTCACCTGTAGTTCGTGAGTAGCTATTTATAGAAAAGAATGCGCTTTTGCCATCTCCTGTAATTCCAATAACATTATCTCCAGAAGAATAGCTTCCAATAGAATTAATTCCGCTAATTCTTATTTTTCTATCTACATGTAATTTATTTGCGTCTACATGATTTCCGCTAATTCCTGTTATAGTAGCAAGCGGAAATATATTATCAGTAGTATTTAAAATTGAAGGATTATTATTGCCACTTATTAAAATAGGAGAAGATACTATTCCTCTTGGCACTTTTACTTTAATAGAAAAACCCTCTTCATTTAGAAGATTTCCTCCCGCTCCAGTAGTTGAAATTGTTTCTTGGAATTCTCCAGATATAATCTTTCCCGTTTCATTTTGGAAAGAAGCATTTAAGCCAGAAAAGAATTTGCCGGATAGGGTTATTTCTTCGTTAAAAACTGGATGTGAGTCAGAAACTCCGGAGAACTTGGCTATTTTAAAGTTGGCTGTGCCAGTCGTTATCCTATCAAACCTGTCTCTTAATTTAAAAACCCCAGAAACGTCGCTAGATACGTTAACAGTATTTAAAGTTGTTCCCGTCTCATCTATTATAGTGTCAATTCTAGCAGGCAGGTTTAAAGATATTTGTTTTGCATTTTTTGAAACAAAAGTATCTTGATTTATTTCTCCTCCATTTGAATCAAAAGCTATCGCCCTGTTGACTAAGTTTAAATTGTCTCCAAAAATATTTACCCTGTTTCCTTCTCCTAATACAGAATAAGTTAAGCCAGACGCTATAGCGGGAGATATCCCAGAAACTAACGGCTTCTTAGGAAAAATAGAAAGCTTTCCTGTTGATTCTACATTTCCTCCGCTAGATATAATAGTAATAAAATCACTTAATGCTCCTGTTGGAATTTTAAAAGATATTCCAGTCGTGCCGTTAGTTGTTAAATCGTCTACGGCTAAATTTGATACTTTAACTTTAGAGCTGTGCAGTCCGCTAAAAAATCCACTAACTGTTATCGTGTCTTCTTCAGCTCCAGATAAAGGAGAGAACCCGCTTATAACTGGCCTTTTCCAAACAGGAACATTTTCAAGTAGATTGCTTGTTCCAGCAAAATTCTTAACTTGTATGTTAATTCCAGTGGATTCAATTTCTGGAGGAAACTTAAAAAATGATTCGGTAGTATAATTTCCACTTCCAGTGACGCCAGTAGCTTTAGTTCTAGTTAATACCTTATCAGTGTCTGCGTCAATAAAAATTATATCAGAGTTTTTAATTAAATTTAATCCAGTTAAAATACCTGTTGAATTTGGCGGTCTGTTATAATCTAACCCCCCTTCTAAAGATTCTATAAAAGGACGCCCTTGAACAAAGAAACCGCTTTCTAAAGTTGCGGAAGCTCCGTAAAGCCCACTAACGGAAACGTCTACAAAAAACGAGTTTCTTCCAGACTCAAATCCTCCGGACTGAAGGCCCGTGGGAACATTTATTCCAAGCCTGTCAGAAAAACTTGATTTCAATATACCGCTTCCCGTAACATCAACAGAAACTCCAGTTATATCTTTTCTAGTTAAAGTTACTTTATTTATTTGCAGAAGCTCTTTCCCTGTTATGTTTATTCTCTCCCCAGTTAAAACGTATCCTAAATCTGCGCCAGAAACAGAAGGAGTAACTCCTGTCACATTAATAGTTGCTCCAGATGGGTATATATCATTATTACTGCTGTACAACGAAACCGTATGATCTCCTTTTTTTATGAAAGAAGGAACTTGTCCGCTTATTGAAGAATCGTTTATAATTTTAAATTCGTTTGCATCTACATCACCTATCTTCACTTTCACTCTATTAGTGCCAGAATTAAAATATAATATATCTTCAAAAAAGTTTTCGCCCTCTATAGTAATTAAGTTCCCTGCTATTACTCCAGATGCCGGGACTATCCTTTCTATATTAGCCAAATGGGAAACAAAAGCCTGCTCTACATTTCCTGTGACTGCTGTATCGTCGGATAGCAGCAAAGCTATAGGTCCGCTTGTTTTACCAGTGGGAACATTTGCTTGAAAAGAATTTTCTGACGAATTAAATATAGCCTCTCCAGTAACCCTATTCGGGAATCTCAATCCAGTCACGCTAGCGAAGCTGCTCCCACTGACCGTTATAGGCTGACCGGGTACCTGAAAAGAGGGAGACACAGAAACGACTTGGGGAACTGCTACGAAATTATTAGGAGAAATACCACTGTTGAAATTTGAAGCGCTAGGCCTAATTGAAGAAGACACGCTAATCCCCGTAGCTTCAGCTCCCACAGGAACAGTGACTTCTATTTCTCTGGAGGACCGAACTTTAAAAGAAGCTTGTGTTTGTCCAAAATTTACATTTGTTACTCTAAAAAAGTTTTCTCCTGTTACAGTTATCGTGTCTCCCGCTGCTGCTTTAGGGTTTTCTAAATCGCCTACTTTAATAGCGTCTCCCGAAGCTAGTTCTATAGTTGGCTGCGTTCCTTCTATTGCTTTGGCCTCTCCATCATTTGTTATAATAAAAATTTGGTCTTGAGAAGCTGCAGAGGCAGGAACAATTCCTTTAATACCTGTCGTGCCTTCAAAAATTAACCTATCACTATTTATTCTCGTAGGCCCCCAAAGTATATGGCTGGCCTCGGTCAAATTAGTACCGCTTAACAAAAAGCCTGAGTTTGGAAAAAATGAAGACATATTATATTACTGGTTGATTTATTGGAATAGATTCATTTCCATCATCATCTTTAAATACTGGTCTTGCTATAGGAGAAATTGTAGCAGCTACTAAAGTTCCTATTGTAGTAGCGTTTGAAACTATACTTAATTGATGAGACACCTTATTATCTACAGAAGTTCTAATTGATCTACTCTGTAAAGCGCCAAAACAGCTAAAGCTTTCTTGAGAACTAGTATCACTGTGATTAAATAATTTTATTGTGAACTTGGAATCAATGCCACTAAAAGGAACATGCCCTGTTGGATTATCAACTTCTAAGCCCATAGCAACATTTTTTTTGCCAAAATAAATTCTGTCAGGAACAGTTTTGCCTGCCGAATAAACAGGATTAATCTCGCTAGAATAACTGTATGACATATTAATAAAATCGTTTATTTCACCTATATCATTACTTGAAGCATTTTCAACTTCAATATTTTTACAATTCAGTACCTTTTCTTTAGGAACCAGTTCTTCTGTCTGAACAAAATCTCCGCTTAGATCATCAAAAAAAACAACGGTAGAATTAGCTATTACTGGTTGGTTTGGTTGAAAATTTATATCATAAGACCTTAAATACCCGCTTTTGAAAATCATTCCGCCGAAGCTGCCCGAAACAAGTGCGCCTTCGTTGCTTCTATTACCTGCTATTTTTTCTCCTTGGGTAGTAATAAAAGCTTTTATGCCATCTAAATTTCCTGTCAAGTAGTGGCTAAATGTTAAAGTAGACCCTATTCCTGCGTTGGCAAAATAATTCCTAGAGTGCCTTTGTCCTGCATCGTATCTTGGATCTATAGAAGCTTGAATATCTAAAGAGCACTGGTCTGCAATTATATTCAGGTCATTTAAATTAAGCTTCGTGTTTTTAGATGAAAAAATCATTAATATACACTCCTTATCTGTTTAGTAGCGTTTACGAGTCCTCCGGCATCAACGGAAACTTGAGTATTATTTAACACTGGTTCATCCATTTTTAGCTGCATAGCAGTGCTTCCGTCTAAAGCTTTTATATTTAAATTAAAATTTTCATTTTTTCCTGTAAAAGCCATTCCGCTCGCTTGATAAACATTTTCTGTAATAGAGGCTTCTTCTTCTGCTGAATGATATAAAAAAGAAAAAGGAAACTCTTTTCCTAATTTATACACAGGTTCATATTGAAAATTTAAAGAATAGTCCACAGACTGTATTATACCTGTTTGATCTTCGCTAGTAATAGTTGCAGGAGAACTTGATGTTATAAAAGAGGAGTAAGCGGAATGACCTACTGTTCCGGCCAACGATTGCTCTTCCTTGTCTCCTTCGGTTGCAGTCAAGCTGCCACTTACAGGTATATTTTCTCCAGAACCAAAAAGTTCAAAATTTACATCGCATTCAACAGGAGAATAAGGGGCCAAAGATAAAGAATATGATGATAGCAATCCTTCTCCGCTAATGCCTCCAAATACTATGTCTACCCCAGAAGCAATAGATTGTTTAGAATTTTTTAACTCATTAGCTAGCTCATTTATAATATTAAAACTACCCGTACTTTCTGTAAATGTATCCACTATTCCAGTCAGTACGGGCGTATAAGAAAAAGATATACTAGCTGTTCTGGCTCCTTGAGGAGTTTGTTCTAATACTCCTTTAAACCCTACACCTTTTATTGGTCTTAAATCAGCCGCTTCACTTAAAGCGCAGTTATAGGCCAGTATAGTTTCACTGCGATCATTATAATGTATCGTAAGCGGAATCTGATCGTATCTTATCGTAGCCATGTTATCGAAAAATAGTTCCTTTTAAAGTAAAAGCTATGCTTGCTGTTGACTCTGTGTTTATTTGATATTGTTCAGATACTAATAACATGTTATTAAAAGAAAAACTTTGCATGCTATTATTTTTGCTATTTTCATTTATAGTTAAGCTTACATTTCTAAACACAGTTTCTTCTGGTACAAATCTCATATTTTTTATTTCGTAATCATCTGGCTGTATATTAAATTGAAGAGTAACATCTAAAGGAGAATCAGAAACTACTTCGGCAGGAGTTCTGCCAACAAAATCGTAGATAGGAGTCCTTGGTGTTTGTATATCTAAAGAATAACTCATGACTCTATTTGTATTAAATTCATCCAAATCTATATTTATAGAGTTGTATCCTGCAGTTTGTACTGTTGTATCATGAGGAGAAGAACTAGAGGGGGTAAAAAATTCTCCTGTCCCAAGCTCACCATAAACTTCTGCCTGCATGCCTAAAGTTGGAATCTCTCCTATAGAACAAGAAGATGAGTACGAGCTTAGATAAGCTTCTGTAAATTGTACTTTCTTATTTTTGTAATCTATTTGGCCGCTAAAAGGTATGGCTCCAGTAAACTCCAAAAAGAAGTCATCGTATACTAAAAGGCTTTCTGCTGAAATAGACGCTGTTTGAGGCGATGACGGCGCATAGATCATGTTTTTATGCCCCAAAGTGGAGATAGGTTGAGCAGTGCTCTCGTAGCCGAAATTTAGACTCTGGACCCCATTGACTCCAGTGCCGTTTACCGCTAACTTTTGCTCCTCTCTCCTTATGCGTGATAACATTTACATTATTTACACTTTTTTGGTGTAATATTTTGTGAGGTATAAGGAAAAATGGCTGACGAAAATAGCATTTATAACATTACGGAGTATAAAAACGATATAACGTATAATAAAGACGAAGTCGTTGCTGTTTTCGAGCGTTTTTCAACATTCAGCGTTCCTAAATCAGTCAAATACTACTACAGTACATCAAATAGCAACCAAGGAAACACTCCAGTCTCTGATTCTGCTTTTTGGGGAGGTATAACCACCAGAAACGGAGTGGCTAAAGCAAAATTTATCTGGTCTCCCTCTTATAACTTTTCTGTACAGCACGAACCAAGAACGAATACAATAACTTTTGGAAATGGCTATCAACAAAGATTTAAAGACGGAATCTACAATAACCTGCTAAAATTTTCTTTGAAGTTCGAGCATAGGGATACGAAAGAAGCTAAAGCTATAAATCATTTTTTACAAGCCCGAGACGGTGTTGAGTCTTTTGTTTTTGAAAACATCCCAGAACCTCATAACGATTTGCAAAACGGGGGATATACAAAGATTTTTGTTTGTAAGAGCTGGACGAGCGAATTTGTTTTTTATAACAACTATACAATAACCGCAGAATTTGAAGAAGTTAACAATTAATGCCTAGTGACTATACTCAAATACCAAAAGACCAAGCTAAGTCTTCCATAAAGTCTCTTGCTAGAGAACTTGGAAACCTAGATCCTTCTACTCTTTTGTCTTTTTTCGAGATAGACCTTTCTTCTGTAGTAGGGTCTATTAGTTCTAGTTTAATAAAAGATTACGCAGAAGTTAATCCTTCTCTGCCGAACTTTGAAGACTCAAAAGATAATATTTTAAGATTTCATAACAATATCAGAGTATTTAATTCTTTTATATTTTGGCAAGGAAAAACTTTTTTTCCCGCTCCTATTCAAGCAGAAGGATATGAAATAAGTTCTAGAGGAATATTGCCCACACCTAGGCTAAGCATGTCGTCACAAAGCGACCAAGAAACTGAAATCCTCTCTCTTATCAGAAGGGCTATAAGAAAATATGGAGATATAGTTGGAGCTAAAGTAACTAGAATTAGAACTTATGCAAAGTTTTTAGATAAAAATAATTTTGCAGATATTGCCAAATATGACGGGACCGACGGAAGTTATCTTTCTGCTTTTCCTGAAGGATACGAGCCTGACCCTTACGCTGAACTTCCAAGAGATATATTCTTTATCGAAAGAAAAGCTTCTGAGTCAAAAACTGCTATAGTTTATGAGCTAAGTTCCTCCTTGGACGTCGAAGGAATCAAGCTGCCTAGAAGAACAGTTCAGTCTAGAAAGTGCGGATTCACTTATAGAGGATGCGGGTGCTTTTACGAGTCAGCAAAGCCTGAAAAATTAAGATTTAATGAATTAACTCCAAATATCATGCCTAAGACTGATCCCGATGAGCCAGACCAACCATTACCGGGACCGGGCACTACAAGCGAACTTTTAGCCAAGTGTCAAATAAGAGATTCGGAACTTAGGCTACCTGAAGACGCCCCTCCTGTCGCCACTATTAAAAATGACAGCATTACAGAACTATTAAACAACCCTTTAAACGCTCAAGGAGAATGGAAGCATGATAAAAGTTATAAAGTAGGAGACTACGTTTTTAAAATAAAAGACAATATAAAATATTATTTTGTATGCAAAGCGCCCGTGCCTTCTAGTTCTACGGAAACAAAATACAACCCACCGAATCCTGAATACTGGATTTCTGACATGTGCTCTAAAACCTTAGAAGGGTGCAGAAAAAGATGGGGGCTGCAAGGAGGCGTAGTTATTGGCGAAAAAACTCAAGACTTCGTAAAGGGCCAACTGCAATTTGGAGGATTTCCAAATGCTACTAAACTTGAACAGTCCGCAAGATGATTAATAAATATATTAAAAATCATATAAAGAAACACGCTCTGGAGGAAAATCCTAATGAGTGCTGCGGATTGATTTTTGAGTCTGACGGAATTATTAAAGCTTACAGAGCTAAAAATACATCGACCGATAAGAAAAGGTCTTTCGCTGTAGACACTGTAGATTATTATAAAGCCTCGTTATTAGGTGACGTACAAGCTATATATCATTCTCATTCCAACGGAAACCCTGACTTTTCTATAAAAGATAAGGAGGACAGCTTAAAACATAAAATTAATTTTGTGTTGTATGATATATATTCGAATACTTTTAAATTATTTGACTATCAGAAAAATAAAGAAGAAGTCTTAGAAATAGATTTTGAGTGGGGTAAATCAGATTGTATTTCTCTCGTCCAGAAATATATAAAGAAAGAAAAAGGATACGATTTAATACTGCCAGAAGAGCTTAATAGCAGAGACTCTAAATGGGTTAATAAAAATTTAAATATCGTCTCGAAAACTTTTGACTTAAATAAAGATGCTTGGGCGCAAGTTAATCTTTTGTCTATTCAAGACTTGGAGAATTGTGATATTTTGTGCTTTTCTCTTAAAAACAATATAGACCATTTCGGCATTTATACTTCTAACGGCATGTTTTTGCATCACCCTATTGGTAAAAAACCAAAGAGTGATAGCATAGAAGAATACTATAATAGTTTAACAAAAGTGTATAGATTTAAAAAATGAACGATTCTTTAGCTACAGTTAAATTTCATGGGGACCTAGGTAAAAGTATCGGAAGAGATACTTGGAAGCTGGCTGTGCAATCTGTAGGAGAAGCTATAAACGCTGTAGAGAACCAGTGCAAAATACTCTGTAAAAAACTAATGGAGAATGATAAAAAAAATATAAAATACAGAGTTTTAATCAATGGTAAGGATTTTGTTCACGAAAATGAAAAAAATATAAATAAATTTGAAGGCTTAGAAACTTCTGAGCTTGCAATGAAAAGAGAAATAGAAACTATAGATATTATCCCAGTAGTCGAAGGAGCGGGAGGAGATGGAGGATTATTCGAAACTATTATAGGAGCTGTTTTAATTGTAGCCGGTCTTCTTGTAATGGGGTCTTTTCTTAGCGTGGCTTTTCCTTACCTTGGACCTTCTCTAATAATGGCAGGCGTCGGGCTCATGGCGGCAGGAATAGCAAATCTTCTTACGCCTATGCCCGAGTTTGATGACTTTAGACAGATAGAAGGCGGCGGCAGACCATCTTATCTTTTTTCTGGGCCAGCGAACGTCATCAAAGAAGGCGGTCCAGTGTTCGTGGGGTACGGTCAATTATTAGTAGGCAGTCAAGTAATCCAATCCACTATAGAAACTGTAGATGAATTAAATGGTAACTTTATGAACGAGCAAGCTGATAAACTTGCGTTTATTCCATTTCCTAAATATTGGGGCTTTGAGGGCTATGGTTTGGATTATGGAAATGATTTTCGTGGAGGAATTAAGGGAGATGAAGAAATGCGACGTAGGGCTAAGATTGTCAGTGATAAAACTTTGCTAGATGGATGTGGACCAGCTGGAAATCCTACGGTTGGCGGCAAAAAGTCTGTGCTAACTTCTGACGGGGACGATTATATAAACTTTTCAGAAGAAGGACTGGAAGGACATGAAGATGCAGACGGATTCAGAATAGTAAACGGCAAACGGGTATTTGTAGTCGATGAAGGCTATGGTTACGATTAATTATTATGGGTAAAAGAGATGAAAGAACGGCAAGGCCGCCCATTCAAGACGAAGCGGGAGTTTTTCGCACCGGCGAAACTGGCTTATTCTCAGCAAAGAGTCGTGTTAATGTTGCAGATTTATTAGGCGAAGGAGAGATAGATGGAATAGTTAGCGGTCAATATTATTTTGAAGGAAATGCAGGAGACATAGGTTATCATACTTGTACCTTTAAACCCTATAGCGCCCTAGACGCTTCTGGTAATTGCGATACAGAACTAGGATACCTTAGATCTGTTTACTGGAACAACGTTCCTGTGGTTTCTAAAGATGGCTTTTATAATTTTCAAGAAGTCAACTTACAATGGAATAAAGGACTTCCTCAAGGAGAACTGCCCTCTTTAAATCCTGAGCTGCCAAATGATGAGAATGCTAAGAATTCAAAAGATTTTGAACTTTCTCTTTTTAGGCCAATACAAGAACGACTTTTTGGTCCGACTATAGATCTTAGCGATCCTGAGCTAACTCCCGGATATAAAGCGCCAAATATTCTTATTAACGATTATGATAAAGACGACTTCGGTAGAGGTCTTAACAGAAAAATTTCCAATCCGCCAACTCTTTTAGGGGAGATAGATAGAAACGCAAAAGTATATACTGTATTAAACAAAGAGTGCGTAGCTGTTCAAGTAAATATCAAAGTCCCTAGACTGCTAGAAACTCTGGCTGATGACCCATTCGATAACGTTCAAGTGCCGCCCGCGGGTAAAAGACGGCAAACATTTTTCGATAAGAAAATGAAGCATAAAGAGGCTCAGCTTACTTTCGGAAATGGAGACGTTAAAGCAAGAAAAATAAGATATCAAATATACACAAGGCCAATATACGACACCAGAAATGTCACCTTGTCTTCTACGAAGCCGGGTGATCTTTTTATTCCTTGGAAGACGGTACCGGACGTAGATGACACTATTTTCGGAAAAATTGAAGAGCCTTATGTCAGGAGTATCGAAATAAATTTTAATACTGGACAATGGAAAAACGAACTTCCTAGATTTAGTAAGAACTACAAGTTCTTTCAAGGCTGGCAAATTAAGATAATTAGATTAACTCCAGATTCTGTTCACTCATTTTTAAAAAATGAATCTTTTGTAGACTCTTTAGTTGAGATATATGATTCTGTGATTAGGTATCCTTATTGCGCGATGGTTTATTCTAAATTCGACGCAGAATTTTTTAATCAAATACCTCAGAGATCTTACGAGTGCAAGCTGCTTAAAATTAAAATACCAAATACTTATGATCCTATAAAAAGAACTTATACCGAACCTTTAGGATATTGGGACGGTTGTTTTAAACATAAAAAAGAATGGACTAATAACCCAGCTTGGTGTTTTTACGATTTAATAACTAATAATAGATATGGTTTAGGAGACTATATTGACCCCAATACAGTAGATAAATGGACGCTTTATGAAATAGCTAAATATTGTGATACGTTAGTATCTAATGATCGTGGCGGCCTAGAACCTAGATTTACTTTAAACCATATTATAGTCTCGAGAGAAGAAGCTTATAAAGTAGTCAATGAACTAGCTTCTGCATTTAGAGCTATTGCTTATTTTGCTTTTGGGAATATATATGTGAGTCAAGATTCTCCGAAAGTGCCTAAGTATTTATTTAATAACTCAAACGTTGTAGAAGGCTCATTTGTTTATTCTTCATCTGCTAAAAAAGCTAGACATACAGTTGCTTTAATCAGGTATAACGATAAGCATAATATGTATCAGCCTTCTATTTGTTATGTCGAAGACCAATTCGGCGTTCAAAGATATGGCATAAGAGAAATTGAAACTAGTGCTATAGGCTGCACAAGCGAAGCTCAAGCAAAAAGATTTGGAGAATGGATTTTAAGAAGCGAGCTGCTGCAGACAGAAACGGTTCAATTCACGGCTGGTACAGAAGGGGCCTACTTACGCCCCGGAGATAATATTAGTATTTATGATGAGCATAGAAATGAAAGAAAGCTGGCCGGAAGAACTATTACTGTCGAAGAAGTAGCCACGGGACTTGCGCCTTCAGGAGTCGTTTCTTCTCAAGGCACAGAAATATCTTACTCTAGAGATGACGGGAATGGCAACTATCCTATGACCGGTAACGCCATCACTTTAGATAAACCTATTCATCTCACTCCTGAGAGAGAATACAAACTATGCTTACTAACTCCCACTCACTATTATGAGCCTACTCAAATAACGCCAACTAAATGCGAAGAAAATATAGAAATTACTACGGAAACAATAACTAGCGAGACAATAGTAGAAAGAGAAGTTGAAGTTGCGAATGATTCAAGCGAAGTTACTGTAGGTATAGAATACGTTGGTCTTAATCAAGATGTTTATCTAGGAGAGCACCAAAACGATCCCATTCTTGTCGGCCCCAATAAGAAACAAATACTACTTAAAGATGGATGCCATAATGATCCTAACGCAACTTTTACTATAGATCCCGCGAGTAATGCTGCATTTGGCGAAGACGGACTATCTATAACTGGTTCAGGAAAAATTAAAATCACTTTAACATGGGATGATGATTCAACCGATTGCGATAAAGCGGTTGATAAAATAATAATTAAAGACCAAGCAGGACAACTTATCGAATGGATTCAGACAAGCAGCACAGAAGGTTCTGTTTCTAAAGAGTTTGAACTTAGCGCAAATAATCAATCTAATCTAATTGCAGACGCTAAAATACAAGGTGCTTTAATAGATCTTTCTCAAAAAATAACCGACGCTCAGGATGACGCAAAAGATAACGATAACATTTTCACCACAGAAAAAACCGTCGATATAACTAACGAAAAAGTTAAACTTAAGTTTTCTTTTAGTAGCTGGTTGGGCACTTTGGACAAACAATTTAAATACACCAATCAAAAAACAAGTAGTCCGGGTCTCCCTAAAAGAGTAGTAATTTATGCTTTAAATAGCGATGGCTCAGAAGGAGCCATTCTACTTCAAACTAAGTATGAAGGCGCCGAAAAGCAGTCTATAACGGACGTAGGAGGAAGAAAATACCCCACAAGGTCTAACAAAGCCTTTCTTACTAAACATAGTCATGGAGATAGCTCTATTATAGACGGGCAAGAAGTTTCGAGCTCCCTTAGAAACGGCGACCTATTTGAGTGTCTAGAGTTTTATAAAAATGATAGTTCTGTTAGCGCAGCTACTCGAGCGTTAGCTGAAGCAGAATTAGAATATCTCAACGTACAACGAACTAGCGCCGGTTGGGTAAAAACCGGTAGAAATTCTGGCGATAAATACCAAATATTTGACAAAGATTCTGAGAACCTAATTCGCTTGCCAGTTGGGGACGGCGCTACAGCCACAGACATAAACCTTCCTATCACAAAACCAAAGGGAGTAAGTAGGATAAAAATTAAAGTTATCCACCCAATAACTCTTTATGCTGCCACTAATGGAGGAGTTGATGAATACGATGCTCCTGTAAATATAGGAGGGCAAAATTATGCTTTTTTTAAAGATGTTTTTGCTATAAATGAACTTAAAATAACATCAGCATTTAGTAATTCTACTAAACCGGTCGACTCGGCAGGAACTATCATAGAAGTCGTTCCCGGCGAAACGATAGAGGTCACTACTAAAAAGATAACTACTAACGCTACTAATGCAGACGAAGCTTTGACATCTGCAGACTTGCCAGAAATCAGAAAGAGTCAAATTCAAGAAATATTCTTTAGCGGATTTCAGGCTATGCCAACCACAGGAAATTTTCATTCCGATTTTTCTGTATCTGGCAGCGGTATAGTCACTAAAATATTCTTTGATAACAATTTACAAAATATTAGGAAAGACAGTAGCGCGAATATTGTAGGCAGCGGTTTAGATTTTAGCGGCTTTAGTATAACCGGGTATGACAACTCTTCTGTAATAGGAGAACTGCATGAAGGCGGCGCTAGAGAAGACTATAGCTCTAGCTACACAAATCCAAACGGAGCAAATTTAGTCTGGTCAATAGAACCTAGATATAAAGATACTAGCAGTAACGTTTCTTATTCAACAGACTCAGAGCTATCTTCTGGTCAAGCTCAAGAATATAAAATTATTAATATAGTAGAGGATGAAGGGAAGTACAATGTTAATGCAGTAGAAAATAATAATGCTACCTACGAATCTACTTCTCCTTCAAATATCACACAAGGTACTACCCTAGGAGGCCCTGTAGAAAATTTGAGGGTAGATATTTTAGATATCGAAGAGTCTAAAACTCAAGCCCCTATCCACACTCTCGATGAAATACAATTTGACGCACAGGAAAAAGGAGCCTGCTGTATCATTATAGGAGATAGAGCTTCTTGTGTTTCTGAAGTGACTAAAGCTGAATGCGATATTCTTAACGGTGAGTTCTTTAAAGATAAAACCTGCGAAGAAATAAAAACCGCAGGCGATTGCCAGCCTCCTACTGTTATAACTGATCTAGATAAAGAAGATAAGACTGAAAAATTAGATGATACGACTACGGACACTACAGAGCCGCAAGACTCTGATAAAGATATCGAAATATTTGAACCAATAACAAATCCTCCAGTTCCGCCTACTAGATCACGATATTTATCTTTAAATGTAAAAATGGCATTAAACATAGAAGACTTTAGTCCTTCTCATGGGTTAGCGGATTCTATAGCTGGGTTTTATAAAATAAAAAATTGGACCGATTCAACACTTTTTGCTTCGTCTACAACTCAGAATAAAACTCTTACTTTGCTTGCAAATAAGGATTTGCACCCACTATCAAATTTCACACTTTCCACAAAAACCGACGTTTTTGGGGACGTTGCTTTATACTGTAGAAAATTATATTTTAACAATGAGGGAGATGCTAATAAAGGTATAAATGTTTTAGGAGTAGTCGATGATTTTTGCGGCCGGACAGAAGAATTTTTGAGAAATCAAGGTTTCTATATCCCTGACGAAAGCTTCATCATGCCTCATCCTTATGGAATTAATAGCAAGGAGGACGGGCTTCATTTCGACTTACCTAATGAAAAAAGAGGCACTAAAATAACTTGGGATGATTCTGTCACAGCCAAAGGATTATGCAATGAACCGAAAGATGGTACATATATAGCTCATTTTGAAGGCGGAGTTTATTCCGCAGAAAATATTAAAAATGGTAAAATATTTTGGGTCGCCCCGCCAAATGAAAAATATAAAATAACAGTTCAGCACGCTTTGTACGAATTCCCTAATTACCTTAGAGATGAAAATGGGGGTGTCGTACCTATAGAAAGAAAAGATACGGACGGAGTAGAAGGAGGCTTTTATAGAACAGCGCAAATGATAAGATTTAGTAGCCTCAATGATAATGTAACATCTAAAGACGGTAAAACGACAGCTTATGTCGCAGGCTGTGAGTGCGGAAACTCTTCAACCACTAGCCCTTTTGCAGACGTAAACTTTGATTTTGAAGATGCTATAATCGGTGATTCTTTACAAAAAAAATCAGAGATTATAAACTATGCTGATTTCGCTAAATTAAATTTATGCGAACGTGAATCTAGCAATATTGTATTTGATTTTAGATTTAATCCAACAACAATATTTAAAAACGAAGTTGAATATAAATCTGCTTTGGAAAAAGGAGATATTAGCTTGGAGAAACAAATAATTCCCGGACAATTTGCTCTTTTTACAGTTAGCGTGATGCCAGTTTTTAATACTGACTCA